CGAGTTAGCAAAGATATTAAAAGAAGAAAATCCAGATTTTTCTTATATGGACCTAAGCGGCGTAGATCTGAGAGATGCAGAGCTGCGAGATTCAAACCTGAGAGGTGCAGACCTGAGCGGGGCAAACCTGAGAAAGGCAGACCTAAGGGGTGCAAAAATAACAAAAAGACAGGAGCGTTTCTTACCTTCAGCTATGGGCATAGAGGTATGTGAAGTAAATGATTAAATTAGAGATAAAGGAAGTATTTAAATTATTCATATACTGGATACCAATCCTTATAATTTGGGCGACAGGAGTCGGGGTTTACCAGATGATTAAAGAAATTAAATTAATAAATAAGATAAAAGGATTAAGGAAGTGAAGAAGAAAAAAATACAGAAAATGATTATTAGGTGTATAGAGAACTCTTATTTATATAAGAGAAACATAACTGGTCATCAAGAAAGCCAGGCTTATAAGGAAAGGATTGAAAAAGAAACCGAAGATAAATTCTCTATCAAATTAGACTGTCTAAAGTTTTATATAGAAAGCATGTTAGATATTCTATTAAAAAGAGGGGCTGTAGAGGTTGTAGACATAGAAGAGTTGAGTATAATTGGGAAATCTAAAGAAGAAATAGAACTGTATTTTATACAAAGGGAAATGCAGGATATGACAAAGGATAGCTACCCTGAATCGGAGGAGAATAAATGAACACAAAAGAAGACTTTTTAAAATTATGGGAGAACTTATCAACAGCGACAAACAACTTGATAAAGATGACAGAGACCAACCGACGCCTTATATCTGGCCTATCTGTCTTATTAATAGAGAAAGGTGTAATTACATCCGATGAGATTAAGAAACTAGAGGAGGATGTAGTTGCCGCATTGGTTAAGAAGAAGAAGAGACGGAGACGTCGAGGAAAGGAAATAAAATAATGACTAGACTACAGTGCCCTAACTGCGACGAAACGTTCAAAACAGGCCATACAAATATACCTGGAGAGAAAGACGATAAAGGAATACTTAGAGAGGTGTGCCCTCGTTGCAGTAAAATAATGGATGAGTGCTTTTACTGCGGGGACAGCTTCGAGGAGAAGACGGAGAATTACTGCCCACACTGTTTTAAATAGTGTATAATACCGGAATGCAAGGTCCAAGTCCGTTTCATAATGACCCGAATCCATTCGCAAGCTTCTTATTTGGATTCCCGGTGATCGGTAAAAATTCAGGGCCTTCTGAACCCGGTGACGTTTCAGATGAATTGGAAGAAGATTTCTCAGACACTCAGATCCTAAACCAGAAGTTAGACCTAATTTTGGCCAGGTTATCAAAACTTGAATCAATGGGAATGACGGGTAAAATAAGCGGCTCAATACTTTAATATTTATAGATAGTAAAAAGGTATTTTACAAATACTTTAATACTATGTATACTGCGTAAATATTAATAAAAAAAACATTTCCCAGACAATCATAATAACTCGGTAAATGGAATAAATCAAACAGAAAGGCGGAGCAATGAATTACAAAGAGCTTATAAATAAGAAACGCGAATTGATTGAGACGACAAAGAAACTGGATGAATATGCTGAGGGGCTTCTTGAAAAGAAAAAGAGCATATTGGATAAAGTTGAGTTAATAGTCTCTAACGACCTAAAGCCATTAAAGGAAGAGATATCGCAAATAGATGCAGAGGTAGAGACTATTTTAAAAGAGACTGGGGGGGATAAGATAGTTATTGATGGTTACGGAGCTTATCTGAATGATGAGATGAGCATAAAGATAGTGGATATGGACAAGGCTATTGGTTGGGCGATTAAGAACCCTGGTGTTTTAAAGAAGGATATTTTAAAAGTAACGGAGGTGAATAGGCTTATAAAAGAAGGATTAGTGCCAGACCCAGAAACGGACGGAGTAGATTGCAATGATTCATATCAAAAAATCTCATTTCGGAGAAGGTAATTGCGGGCAGGTAGTTTTGTATTACCCCAAGGACAGTGTTTATTTAATAAAAAAAGATAGCTTAGCAAAAAAAATATGGAGAAAAATATGTCAAATGCATTAGTTAAAGAAGATAAGTCAATGGCAGTGCCAGAGTATTTAAAGAGTTTCCAGGGGGAGGGGGCTGAAGACGTTTCGTCTGATATGATCGAGAAGACTTTCCTCTCTATGTCTCATGAGGATAAAGGGAGTATTAAATTAGGGGATTGGTACGACTCATTAACAATGGAGTCGTTTGGACCTGAGGTAGTCGTTACTGTTTGTAAGATAACGAGAAGCTGGCGAAAGTTTAATAAGGACCTTGAGTTGGTTGCTTCATCAAAGGATGGTGTTAATTGGGATAACGCAGAGCTGGTAACAGAAGACGAGAAGTGGAAGTGTGCATTTATTGATATGTTTGTGTTAATAAACGAAAGAGATAGTGTGTTGCCCCTTATAACATCATTTAAATCGACTAGTTTTAAGACGGGCAGAAAGTTAGCAACAACAATCGCTAAATTCACAAGAGGAAATGGCGAGCCGATATTTGCCCGGAACTACACGTTACAAACAGAGAAGGTAAGTAATAAAAGCATGACGTGGGTTGTTTCTAAATATAAGTTAAACTCAGGATTTAACACTGAGGACATGGTCACTAAGGCCTCAAAGGTCCGGAAAATGGTAATGGATATTGAGCCAGTCATGACAGACTTAACTGATGTTGACCCAAATAACGACAGCGACTTCACTGAAGAAGGCTTGGACTAAGAGGCTGATATGTCAAAAAGCTCAAAAGTAGTTCATTTAAACTTTGAAGATAAAGACCACTTATTACTGAAGCAATCAGCGGATTCGCTAGGAATGCCACTAGCGACTTATGCCAAGGCACTTGTCTTGTCTACTTTAGAAAGAGCTGCTGCTCAAAGAACCCCAAGAAAAATAACAAACAACAGGGGTTGATAAAGTGGAATTAAGAGCAAAAAACAAAAAACTGGTACTCTATTGTACCTTCTTAGAGAGAGATTTCCCTAGAGACCTAAAAGGTAGGTGGAGCGGAAGCTTGAAGGGTTGGGTATTCAGCCCTTCAATAATCTCTTACAACTCGATTGTTGAGAAGTCAGCAAAAGAAAAAATAGATATTTTTATTGATGAAAAGGTAAGTAACTTCTTTAATAAAAAGAAAGAAAGCCTTGATGTATATAACTTGAATCAGAAATTCAAGACGAAGCCATATAAATATCAAGAGAAAATAACATCATTAATTGTTCATAATAAAAAATGTTTTGTGTTTGCTGGTGTTGGTACAGGTAAAAGCAAGTCTGCAATTGATGCAGTAACGGTTTTATGGAGCCAGGGGGAAATTAAAAAGGTTTTAGTGGTGTCCCCAGCCTCGATAATGTGGAACTTTGGTAATGAGATAGAACTTCACTCAGACTTTGATTACACGATCCTGCATGGTGGATTAGAGAAACGTAAAAAATTGATAGAAGACTCTAATACAGTATTTGACATTATTAATTACGAGATTCTTCACAAGATAGAGCCGCAGATTAAAGATAAGGGATACGATGCGATTATATTTGATGAAGTTCATTACTGTAAAAACAGAACCTCTAGCCGATCAAAAAGTGCCTATAGATTATCGAAGAACATTGAAAGACGGATTGGACTCACAGGTACGATAATAAGTAATAGTTACGAGGATTTGTTTCAGCCATACAAAATCATTGATGAATCGATATTTGGGAATACTTATTCAGGGTTCAGACAAAGATATTTTGTGATGGGTGGATTTCAGCAGTATGAGATTATTGGGTACAAAAACGAAAAAGAGATAAAGAAATTGGTTGCAACTAATTCAATAAAATTTAACATAAGAGACGTTATAGATAACTTGCCTGAAGAAAAGAATATAATTAAAAAAATAAGATTGTCTGATAAGTCAATGAGGCTGTACAAGGAGCTCAAAAACAACATGATAATTGAGCATGAGAGAGGTGATATCATTGCATCTAATGTTCTTGAGCGGCTCATACGTCTGTCACAGATAACCTCAGGTTATTTAGTGGATAAGGAAAATAGTCTAATCACTGATATCGGCAACGAAAAGACAGAGTATCTAAAAGGTTTGCTCTCTGAGATAACAGATAAGACAGCTATTTTTTGTAGGTTCAGAAGAAGTATAGATAGAGTTGTTGAGGTATGTGAGTCACTAGGCCTTAGTTATTACGTTTTTGACGGGAGAACCAAGGAGAAAGATTTATATTTAAAATTCAACACAGACGATACTCAGATATGGATTGCTCAGATACAAAAGTCTGAAGGGTACTCAATCCCATCGGCAAGGTACTGCATATTTTACGAGCTGGACTACTCCAGGAAAAATCATGTCCAGTCCAGAGGTAGAATATTAAGGGCCTCAGGGTCTAAACATGACTGCATATTTTATATCTACCTTATAGCTAGCGGAACTATAGACGAGATAGTATATGAAACATTGAAGAATAAAAACTTTACTAGTCAGAATGCTTTAGAATTGGTTAAAGGAGTAAATTAATGGGGATTAAAGTAACGGTTAAAAAAAAGAACAAAATCAGACTGCCTCATGAAGTAAAAGGAAAATCAGAAGTATTTTTAAATGACTCAGATTTTCATGAGTTTAAAATTTTCGTTGTTCGTGAGTCGATAAATCAAGCGGATAACATTCATCTTTATGGAATACAGAGACGTGAGTTGATAGAAAAAATTTTTAATAGAAAAATTTGCCGTTATGCAGAGAAATTAGGGAGATAATTAATGACTTACGTTATAGCAGAGATTGGGCAGAACCATAATGGGAATTTCGAAATCGCTAGATCTTTAATAGATAAGGCAAAGGACTCTGGTGCCGATGCTGTTAAATTAACAATAAGAGATATAGATAACGAGATGACAGCAGACGCTGAGCGTCAAAAGTATTCGTCTAAAAACTCTTATGGTCGGACATACGGCTCTCATCGTCGGAGACTCGAGCTTTCTCTACTCAATAACGTATGGGCGTGTAACCATGCTAAAAAATTAAACCTGGACGTTGTCATTACATTTTGCTCAGAGTCACTGCTCTCTAAGCCAGAGGTTGTTTCGGGCATATTACCGATAGCTTCTTATATAAAAGTAGCTTCTCGTGATATCACGAACGTTTTGCTATTAGAGAGACTGAACGATATAGAGAAACCGATAATTTTGTCATCTGGTCTATCTGACTATTATGAGCTGGGAAACGCCATTAAGATTCTGTATAAGCGGAATATATCTATCTTGCACTGCGTGTCAAAATACCCTACGCATGCTAAGGATGCTTATTTATCGAGGATAACGGCATTGAGGGACAGGTTTAACAATATGTATATGATAGGGTACTCCGACCACACAGTGGGATACAGAGCCTGTGTTCTATCAGTCATGCTAGGTGTTTCGATCATTGAGAAGCATATAACATTAGATAAAAAGGGGAAGGGTAGCGATCATTGCTGTTCTCTAGAGCCTTCAGAATTCAAGTGTATGGTGAACGAGATTAAGGAATGCGAGTTATTACTGGGAGAGAATCGCCATATAGATAACGCCATTATAACAGAGGGGCGGGATATAAAAGATAAAGAAATAAACGCGAACAGAATAAAATTAATGAGATCGGTTTGTTCAGGTAGGAACATAGAGGCTGGCGAGGAATTGAAAAAACAAGACTTATGTTTACTTAGCCCCGGTGACGGAATACCTGGAGATAAACTAACCGATATAGTCGGGATGTTAGCTTTCAAGGATATCCCTAAGCACAAAACGATAGATATCGGAGATTTAATATGAGTACATTTTGTTTTGATATGGATGGAGTAATATGTAACATTGACAATGAATTCTATTGCGATCGAACGCCAATAAAAAAGACGATAGAGTTAATTGGATTCTTAAGGGATGAAGGGGACTTAATTATTATCCATACAGGAAGACATATTAATGAACTCGTTGATACCAAGAACTGGCTAGAAGATAACGGCGTTTACTATGACCATCTACAATTTGGGAAGCCTGTAGCAGATGTGTATATCGATGATAAAGCATTGAGGTTTAATGGCGAGTGGACAAAGGAAACTTTAGAATGCTTGCGATAATCTGTGCTAAGGGGGAATCAACTAGGTTTCCTAATAAAAATAAAATTCTTTTACCTCAGGTTCTCTATGAGATGAATTATGAATTTAAAGGCAAAATGTTGTTAGCCACTGATAGTGAGGAAATCGCGAAGTTAGCTATCGGAAGAGTTAATATTTTAATGCGACCTAAGAATATAAGCAGAAACGAAACATCGGTATTTGATGTTGCAAGATGGGCTTATAATAGTCTTAATGAGAGACATAAAATCATTATCGTAGTTCTACCTAATGTAATAGACTTTCAGTGGTTTCAAGTTGATCTTGGGATAAAGTTATTAAAAGAAAAAAATCTAAATGAGGTCAGAACATATAACTACGATGGGACTGAAAACGGCATTATAATAATGAGAGAAGATTGGTTCTTGAATGGGACGTTATCGGTTTACTGCGGAGCTATTATCTCAGATGCCTATGAAATACATCGCAAGTCAGAGTTACCTAAATGACAATAATAGATGAGCTCAACACTAGACTAACAATAGATGAAGTATTACACTTTTTACCAGAGCTAAAGAAAAATGGAAGCAATTATGTAGGTAAGTGCCCTTCCGGGCACGAAAGTAAATCAGGCACTAGTTTCCAACTTAACACTATAGAGCCTACTTTCAATTGTTTCAACTGTGGGATTCATGGAAGCTATATACATCTAGTTGAGCTAATTAAGTTTGGCACATCATCATCAGGAAAAGGGGGCACTCAATCATTTAAAGAAACTTTAAAATTCTTGGCAGACAAATACGCTCTTAATAATGATCGTCAGGAATATGACAGAAATGAGGCCGTGTTCGACATTATTGAGTGGGTAATCGAAGACTATCATAATCAGCTACAAACTAAATCACCGGGTCTTATTGGTGGAATTCAAAAGAAATACGGATTAACTGAAGAATTTATTAATCGTGAAAAGTGGGGCTATGGACATGACTGCCCGTCACAAAGAGCTAGTGAGTTCTGGTCAATTGAGGAGATTTTAAGCACAGGACTTTTTAATAAATCAAGTAAAAGCCGAACTGGATTATTTCATATATATCACAACCGGATCGTAATCCCTTACAACAACTTAGGTAGAGTCAGATATTCAATAGGAAGAAAGACAAAGAAAACAAGCCCGTGGCCAGACGGAAGAGAAGCCCCAAAATATTTTAAGCAGTACATCAATAGAGAAAACCGGCCATATGTATCAACAGCTATTAAAAATGAAATTGTAAGCTGCAACAAAGATTTTAATGAAATCATTATAACCGAGGGGATCACCGATTACTTAGTAGCTAAGATGCATAATTTAAACGCGGTATCAGCTGTGACTACATCTTTTAAAAAGGATGAATATCAAAAGGTGGTTATGTTTTGCGGGAAATTTAAGAAAGTATTCATAGCGAATGATAATGATGATAACGAGGCTGGCCAGAAAGGTACTAAAAGAATTTGTGAGATGCTTATTGATGCTGGCATTAATCCTTTTGTTGTACTACTTCCTCGCAATGATGGTCAAGATAAAGTTGATTTAGCTGAGTTTGTTAATGATAACGGTATTGAATCGTTTTATAATATAAAAAAAACAGCTGTCAATTATATTGAGTTTCTTATAAACGAAATACCAGCAGATATCGACAAATCACTTCTTATTGATCGCTTAGAACCGGTAATTAAGTTACTAGCTAAGCAACCAAAGGCAATGGTTGAGATTTTCATAATAGATAAGATTAAGAACAGATTTAAATTGTCATCTATGAAGGCTCTGTTAAAATCTATAAAAGATAATGTCGAGTCTATTCAGATAAGTCTGCCTATTAAAGAAATAGGGGATAAAAAAGATTCAGGGAAAGACAAGACTCTAGATATATTTAAAAACAATTCAATAGATATAGATATGATAAGCAGCGGACAAGATTATAAAGATGGTGTTCTTTACTATACGATTACAAGGCCTCACCAAGTTACAGATAAGGCTGGGATTATAAGGATAGTCAACAAACCCTTTCTGGTTACTTCAGAAAAAAAGATTATAGAAATACAGGATGGGCAGATAATAACAGACGGCTTTGCATTGAGCAGAAGGATATCTCCGGAAACTAAATTCGAGGCCTGGTCTTTCAAGTGTTCTGCGAATTCAATAGAGTCATATATAACCGGAGAAACGCATGTCAACCCATCTAAATTATATGAGAAAATAAATACGCTGATAGGTAAACATGTTCATTTTAATCATAACTACCAAAGAGACTTCCTCTCTGTAGCTGTAATGACTTGGCCACTATATATGATATTCAACGCTATTGGTTATATACACTTGTGGGCCGAGAAAAGATCTGGGAAAACAACCGTGATGGACATACTAAAGATGATTGGATTTAATTCAATGCTCAGTTCATCTATGACAGATGCAGCTATCTTTAGATCAATAGAGACTTCTCGGCCGCTGCTTTTAATAGATGAGGCTGAGAATCTAAACCCGTCAATGAAAGCTAAGGAGAATGGGCAGTCTGAGAAAATAGAGTTACTGAAGTCCGGTTATAAAAAGAACGGTAGCGCAACAAGATGCGAGGGGCAATCTAACGCTGTAATGACATTCAGTAATTATGGACCTAAAGTTTTCGCTGGCACTAAAAATGTGGACAGCATTCTGGCTGACAGGATAATTCTAATTGAAATGAAAAGAGCATCAGAAGGGACAAAGATTGAGGAGCTAATCGATGCTAAAGTGCAGGATAAGACAGATGAAATCAGGAACGAAACATACTGCTACGCAATGCAATACGCTAAATCTATTGAAGAGATATACCTTAACGAGATGGATAAATACAAAGATGTTTTATCAAAGCATAAAGTTACTTTTAGATCTAAAGAGTTGTGGACACCGTATCTATGCACGGCATTATTGATAGATAAGCACAACCCATCTTTAAATGTATTTCAGAGTTTACTCGATATGGCTGAAGATGAGATAAAGACAAAAGAGACCTTTGGTGGAGATAGTAAGTCAATGGAGATAATTGAGCAGCTATATCTATGGATTAAAAGGATCGAAGATAATGAGTTCCCCGAAATGACCTTTCTGCATGAAGGAGACGTTTTTACTAGAAAAGGATTAACCGATAGCTTTATAAAGAAAGTCTTGAAAAGTGATGAAAACGAGGATGACTATAGCTATGTCAATTACCAAAACCTGAAACAAACATTAAGAAAATACAATGTGATTGATAAGGACAGCGACTTAAAAAACTATAAGATAGGCAGTCGCCGAGGAGCCGCTCTACTGATTGATAAACAACGATTACTGAAATCTTTATCTACATATAAAAACAACTTTGATGAGGATGTATTACCAGACATTCAGGCATACAGGGGAGTTACTGAGACTGAGATAAAAGAGTTTTCATTTGAGAAGGAGGGAATAGACTAATGAGTTTTTTCGACTCTCCTGAGTTTAAATTTCTAAAGAAGTTAAGAGACCATCTTGAGAAATTAAACACAGAAAATAACTATGATAAATATCAGAAACATCTAGACTTATGCAGGAATGCGGCAAAAGAAAGGTATGATAATATTGGGTGGCGTGAAGATTTAGGGGACTATGCCTGGGCTATATATGACGAATCTAAGTTTGGCAAGAGAATGGTTTGCTTAGGTGACTTTAATGATGTTTCATTTTATCCTGGTCAAACACTATACATGTCTCAAGACTTTACTTGCATGTCACTTAAGGATCAGAGTGGTAAGGTATGGAAGTATACAGAAGAAGAAACTAGAGAGATAAAAGACTATGATATTAATAGTTTAAAAAAGATACATAATGTAAAAATGGAATTCGAAGGGAGTATTATCAGTGGCGATGAAAAACGAGAGTTTGTTGCAAAACACAATAAAGAAAAAGTTAAACGATTTAGATAGGAGTTTCTTTTTTAAAGTTCACGGAGGCCCGATGCAAATGGCCGGCATATCAGATTTAGTGGGAATATATAAAGGAAGGTTTGTGGCAATTGAAATTAAGACACCGGAGAATAAGAAGGGGGCGACTAAGCTTCAGCAGTGGTTTATTAAGAAAGTTAATCATTGCGGCGGTATTGGGTTTGTTGCTCGTAGCAGTGAAGAAGTGTTTGAGAAAATGGAGGTTTTGATATGAATAAAGAAAACAAAGAAAACGATACTAAGGGTTCAATATTAGAAACAGCAAAGATGATTACAGAAATTGCAAGTAATCATCAGTATGGTCATCCAAAGACAAACTTTGAAAATATTGCAAGGTTCTGGAACGCTTACTTAAATAACAAGAGTGGGATGCCAGAAACGTTTAAGGTCATTGACTCGAAGGACGTATCGATGATGATGACCTTACTTAAGATCGCTAGAGAAATGTCAAAACATAAAAGAGATAATTTAGTAGACGCTGCTGGCTATATTCGTACCGCAGCAATGATTGAAGGAATAGAATAAAATGATTAAAAAAATGCTACTGTTAATATTAATTGGGATACTTGGTTCGTCATTAGTAAATTCAGCGGATCTTAACAAAGATGCTTTCATACAATTTAGCCCCAACATAAAGCTAGGTAAGTATGAGAATGGTAATTACTTCTTGGATTTTGTACCGGCTAAAGTTTACTGGAAGGTAAACGATAAAGTGTCCTTTTACGGAGAGGCTAGTGTAGGGTTCACGGCTCCTCGTAGTGGAAGGTTTTTTAATATGAACCACTACACAAATAGACTTACATTCAAAACTACATACCGGCCATATGGAGACTTAGGATTCTTTGTAGAGGCTAACTTCTCAAACATAATACCAGGCAGCTCAGACGATGTTACCTATTTCAGAACAGGTAACTATCAGGCCATTGGCGTAGAGATTACTTCAATTAATTTCTATCGATCTAATTGACAGGTGTCATAACATTGTACATAATGATGTTATGAATAAAACAGATTATTTTTACATGAGAATAAGTAAAGCCCAGAAAGAACTTGTCAAGAAATTGGCTAAAGAAAAAAGCATGTCTATGACACAATATGTCTGGCATTTAATAACAAAAGATAAGGAGAATAATATATGAATACGCAATTAACACTCAGGGAAATCAGAAACGCTTTAGGATCATTCATTGAAATAGGGAAGAAAGATGGATTGTCTTTTGACTTTAATTACAGAGTCGCAAAGATATGCAAAGTAATTGAGCCTATTGTTAAAACATATGAAGAGTCTTTAACTAAGTTCTTAGAAGAGAATGGTACCTACAGTAAAGAAAGTGGTGGAAAAAGATTAGACACGAGTAATGAAAAACTAATGCTTAGTTTTAATGAAGCAAACAAAAACCTTTTGAATGAATATTTTGAATTTTACATAGAAAAAATACCATTAAAAATGTTTTCTGATTACGATATTCCTGCTGCTAATATTAGAGCGATTCTTTGGGCGATTAGGGAATAATATTATTTTATCTATATTTACTTAGAAAGGAGGTGATTTAAATATGATATATAAATTTGATGTAGCTATTATGTACTTGTCTAAAATAGCTGTGTCAATGATTTTGCTTTTACTGATTGTCGGGACTATCTTCCTTATCGATTTCCTTTGGAAAAAGTGTACTAAACGATAAGTCCTGCAATATCTGCTTAGCAGCTTCACTCTTAACTCCTGTAGATAAAGCGCCTTCTGAAAACTGCTTTACTATGGGGGTTAGAGTGTTGGCAACTTGAGGTGACCACTTAGCTAGTCCAGCTAAATTTATTGCTGCCATAACCGGTATTCCCGCTTGGCCAAGACCCACAGATGTCAGCACAGCCCCCGCTGAATTACCAGCTATAAATAATCCGAGCATATCCTTTGAAGGATCTAAAAATCCTCCCTGTCCAAGATCAAGGGCTATCTTCGCCACCTTGCCCTCTGCTTTTTTAATAGATCCTTTTCTAGACTCTAGAACCGACTTCCGACTCAAAAGCTTTGCATAGTCAGGAGTCGACTTTAAACTTTTCTCTACAAACTCAGATAGCTTAATTGCCTCATCTTTATTTACGCCAACAGCAATTAGATCTTTTTTTATTTTGGATCTCTCTATTGCCGAAGTGGTGACCTTTATTAGAGAGGAATCAATTTCGTCAGCTAACCCCACTAGCTCATCTATACCTGTATTTCTCAATATTTTAGATTGATTAATTAACTTAAGTGTTTGTTTACTGCCTATGTCAAAAACACTCTCCCCAGACTGAATTGCTTTTAATGCATTTTTAGGATTAACTTTAAAAAACTTAGATCCAGATGTTTCTGCATTTTTAACTAGAGTCTTAATATCAGCCTGTAAAATATCTTCTACATTCTGAAGACCTGCATTCCCAGCCTTTAATAGATCATCCCTAAATAAACTATTTGATTTAGTTAAATTTATAGCTTCTCTATATTGCTTATCAAGAGCGCTCGTCGCACCGTCAGTAACCTGATTAAGTTTTAGACTTATACCATTTACAGTATCAGATAAGTTCTCGGCCAAAGCTCCACTAGCTTCACCTCCTCTATTGTATAATTTTCTAACTTGACTCTTTAAAGCTCTATTTAAAGCGATAGAGTTTTTAACAGTAATTGGTTTATTAACATCTAACTTTTTTAGAATGTTTTCTATAGGCTTCATTGATTGAAAAATTATAGGGTCGGTTGAATCAACTAATCTTGATAAACCATTTATGTCATTAGATAGATCAATAGATCTTTTACCAAATTCTTTTTCAATAGAATCGTATCCAAGACCAATGGTTTTTAAAGACTTATTGGATGCGTTAGCAATTTTCTTTGCAGCAATAGCTGACTCAGAATCAACAATGGTTGTTAATTTGTTTATAGCCCCCTCCAATGGAGCTGTTGAAGGGGATGCTGCTGGCGGCAATTTCTTAAATGCTTCTGCTAATTTTAATTTAGCAGAATTTATAGATCTCCCCAAACCATCTAATTCAGATTGAACAACCTTTTTAGACAGAGCAAGCTTTTTCGGTATTGTACTAAACACCTGGTGTTTTTTAGCTAAAGATTTTACTCCCTTCAAAATTGGACCTTTCAAAAGCTTTCCTGCGCCAAATGTAGCTGTATCTGCAACAATACTAAATGAAGATTCCAAAGCCGCCCTTTTTAATTTTTCTTTTCCTGAAAATTCTTCCCCTCCAAAAAAGTCCTGTAAAGAGTCACCTAAGAAACGTCCAGCACCTGAGCTAATTGCGCCACCTGCCGCAGCGCCAATCAGAGTGCCGAGGCCTGGCGCTATAGCCGTACCCAATGAAGCCCCAGCAATAGACCCTGCAATACCGCTAACCACAGGTGCTGACCCTGATATAAATTTCTCTGTATTTGTAAAAGGGTCATCTACTTCAGCCCCTTCTAGATTGATAGGAGATGACTCAATGTTATCAGTCGATGTTAATTCCTCGCCTGCATCCTCGTCAAAAAAAGTTATCTTTCTTTCATTAATATTTACCTCACCATCATCACCATCATCTATAAATGTTATAGCCACTAGTCAATCCTCGCGCGCCTATATTTACCTCGATCAAATATATAAACAACAGACCCTTTTGGAATCCCTGACGCCTCAGCCTCTTCCAAAGATTTAAATCTTTGGGCTGAAGCAAAATCTAGCTCTTTAGATATTTTAGACATCATAGATCTATCTTTAATTAAAGCCCCTTTTCTATCTGAAATTAAACTTAATAATGAAGTTACTATTTTTTTATTATAAGGTAAATTACCTTTCAGCATAGGCAACGCTTTTTCAATAAGCTTTATATCCCTATCAGATTGAGCCCCTACATTCTTAGCCAGATTTCTTGCTGTAAAAGGAGTTATTACACTTTTTATTGTATTAAACTCAGCTAACAACGGATCATTCGGCGCTAATGTATTTTGAAGGTCTGCAAGCCTACCCTGAATTGCTCCCAATTTACCAGATCTATCTAACTTTAATACTATAGAATTTAATTTTACTATTGATTTTTCTATTGGTTCTAAGGCATTAATTTCAGCCTGGATCTTAGGTATATCTTTACTGTCTATATCTAATTTTCTAGTTTGAAATTTTTTAATTTTACTTTGAGCTATATCACGCTCTCGCTTAATAGCATCGGTTTCTAGCTGAAGTTTATTGAAATCTGACTTTCTCTTTTTAATCTCAGAAGTCAATGTAGATTGACGACCTTTTATCAACTCATCTTTTCCAATTTCAGATAAAGATTTTATACCAGAGAAGTTAGTGGGATTACCATTTTCATCTACTCCGAATGTACCAATAAACTTACCGCTTTTATCTGGTTCACCATCTTCATTTATTAAAAAATCTTTTAACCTTAAAGATGACTTACCTTCAGATTTAATTGCAGATTCTCTCGCTTCCTGAATTGCAGATTCATTAGACTGAAGTGATTTACCGGCAGCGAATAATGGAGACTTACTATCTCCTGATTCAGCTTGCCCAATAGCTGTCCTTTGAACAGCTCCTAAAATAGAACTTTGTGGAGCTAATGTAGTCAAGCTCATATACTTATTTGGTTTATTAATACCAACCCCCCTTAATTGATCGAGAGTTTGCTGGGGCAGAGGAGTCCCAACGGGTAACGCGCTTAATTGTTTTGTTAACATTTTACGCCTAGCTGAGTTTGGCGCTAAAGAATTAAAGTATGTCTCTCTATTAAGACTTGGGAGCAATCTCTGTGCATTTTGAAAAGTTTCTTCAGAGAATAATTCTTCAGGAGACAAATCTCCAAGTCTATCCATCAAAGTGTTTAAATTGCTTTGAGCATTAAGTGCCTGAAATTCTTGGTCCTTCTTTTCAGATAACACCTGCATATGATCTACATTGGCCTGTAATGATTTCTCAATTACTGTCTGAGCTCCTGCTGCCCTAGCCGCTCCCGCAGCTTTTGAATTCTTTTTATTCTTAACCTTATTTTCGGCTGTTGGTGTTAGCAGGTCATTTTCTTGGTTAATTGAGGCTAATATACCTGTCATTACACTAAGCCTTTAGTTATTGTATTTGTAATAGAATCCAGGGAATTAGTATCAGGTCTCTGATTTAATGATCCCTTTGACTTCTTGAGAAGCCCTATGAAATTCATGAATGCAAGCTGCTTTTCTTTTGGATCTTTAGCTGTAGCTACAGATTTAAATTTCATTACTATATCCTTTTGCTCAGGACTCATATTTTTTAACATGTCATTTAAAGATTCTTTATTATCTGGCATATGATCGCTCCCTCTCAATGCATCTAACTATTTTAGTGTAAATAGAGATTATGTTTACATTTTTAAGTTTATATTTACGTATTCTACACTTTTTATAGTTAAATACGTAACTAACTAAACACGATGCTCTTAACAAATGCGTAACCATACAGCCCGTAAAACTAAATTTTCCTTTACCCAGAAGGTATTTCACATGTCTCAGACATGGGGTTGTTACATATTTAAATACAAATTTAGCAATAGTCTTATTATTGAGTAACTTATTATACTTTGGCTCAAATAGACTAATATACCCAAGCCATGTTTGCTCAGATAGAAATTCTTTTGACTGAATATCTATACGGTACCTAGTGAATAAAAGATAGTCAGATCGATCTATGTATTTATTGTAATAGGCAGATGTTGATAAATAACAAGAATACTGGAATATATTAGCGATAAACTCAATAGCTGTGCCTAATCCAGGTAAAAGAGTATCCCCAATAGCCTTAACTGCCTGAACTGTAGCTTGTGTTGCCGCTGATTTCGCGACCTGCTCACCAGCAGCCTTTAAATCCCCAGTTTCAATCAATGTACTTAGACCCGCGACTGACGCGTTTCTCCCCGTAGACTTTGATACAAAATCAGCAGCCGCCTCAATCCCTTTATCTTTAATAAACTCCTCCGGATTAGAAATAGCTTGTGTAACATCGTCAACCAGCCCTTTATCAATACCAAGATTTTTAGATAAAAAATCCTTAGCGACCTCAATCCCTTTATCTGCAACAAATTGTCCAGGATCACTTACTACATCATGTAAGTCTTTTCCGCTAACTCCCTCTAATGGAGTTCCTGAAGTCACCTCATCGAATGCCTGATCCAACTTATCTGAAACGTCAAGTACAGCGCCTGTATCCCCTAATGATATTTCGCCGTATCCACTTCCATCGCCTTTTCTAATTTTTGTATTTTCAAATTGATCCTTCGCAAGACCTAAAGAGTCGCCGACAACTTGAGTTGCTGAATCAATTAATGCTCTTGTCGGCTCAGCTATAGGCTTAACTACCTCAGATATTCCACTGCCGATATCTGTCAATATATCTTTCCCTGTTTCTATTATGGGGTCAACAACGGGCTTAGTTTTTTCAACAGCTTCGCCAAAAACATCTTTAACAGTATCTATTGCCGGCTGAAGGTCAGGTGATTCTGTATTTAAATCAATCTTTGGAATATCAGGTGTATTAAAATTTACATTTGGTAGGTTTACTGGCTGAGTTGAAATTATAGGTAATTCCGGAGTAGTTATTTCAGGAATATTAACATTCGGAATATTTATTGGCTGAGTAGTTATTACAGGGCCTTTTATCCCCTGTAAGTTATCTAAAAAAGAAAGATCTAATCCAAATCCTTTTCGAGAACCTTCTCCTAAAACTTTAGCTTTCTCATTTTTAACACCGCCAGTTTGACCACGAAATGTGCTGTCCAGATCAAAAACAATATCGTCTTGAACTTCTTCTCTAAATAAATTGTCTGAAAATGTGCTGCTTGTCATTTATAGTTCCTATTAGAATATGTCATCAAGGCCTCCTATCATATCTTCAAGACCAGTTCCCGATAAATTGCCTACGATATAACTCAATGCCGTCTGAATGGCTGTATCAATTATTGTTTGCTCTCTCTCTATTTCTAACCTTGTTTGAAGAACCTCTTTTTCATACTTCGCTTTTTGCTGAAGCTCAAAAGGTAACTCCTCTCTTATTCTATCAAACTTTTCATCTAGTAGTTTCGATTCATTAGCAAACTGATTATTGGCCTCTGTTATTCTAAGATCCGCCTGTTGCTGTATCTGTTGACCTTGAGCAATGAAACTTTCGGCTTGAGTTAATCGTTGCTGCTCCCCACTAGTTAGAGCCAATTGCTCTCTAGCCGCGTTGTTCTCCTGAGTTTGCTGCATAGCAAATCCTGCCTGATCCGCCAGTGTTAATCTCTGTTGTTCTGCTGAAGTAGTAGCCAAAGCCTGGCTAGACTGTTGCTGCGCTGCTATATTTTGTCTTTGTTCCTGGCCTCTAGTCCCAACAAGACCTTCTTCAATAGATCCTTGCCTCTGAAGTTCAGTTAATCTCTGTTCTGCTTGTTGCGATGAAATTGAAGATTGCCCAGCTATTTGGTCAGCCAAAGTTTGCCTCTCTTGCTGTCCCCTAGTTCCAATTAAAGACGATTCCCCAGCTATTTGAGCCTCCTGAGTCTGCCTAGTTTGCTCGCCTCTAGCCCCAATCAAGCCTGATTCGCCCGCTATCTGATCAGCTAATGTTAATCTTTCTTGAGCACCCCTGACTCCAGTTAACCGCTCTTCTACATCACCTCTAGCGCCTATTAACCCAGTCTCTGCTTCAGCTCGAGAACCAATTAGCCGCTGCTCTGCTGCTGTAGTCTCTGTTAATGCTCGACTCGCTCGATCAGCCCCAATTTCCTGAGATATAATACCTCTTTCAAAATCCGACTCTCTTAAGGCTTCTTGAGTTCTCCCCTGAGCAAATTGTTGACCAACCTGACCAACAACATCCGCCGTCTGTCTAGCGAAAGCCCCTTCCGTAAAGCTGCTCCTGCCAAACCCCCTAGCTGAAGAAGATTCAAGTTGCTGAGACCTAATGTCGTCTAAACTTCTTTGTACATTTCCTAATACAGCTGTTTCTTGTTGAGAAAACGGGTCTGCTGAAGCCCCTCTTGATAATCCGAACTCTCCAGCTATCTGACTTATTGTTCTAGTCATTTTCAACTCCTACTTATATATAATATACAATATATTTTAACTTAATTCACGCCAAGTTATTGAACCACGTATCCCTATGTTATTTGTTATCGGAGTAACAGTTAATACAAACTCATCAACTGTGTTGTCGATCGCAGCTCCTAATCTTATTGCGTTTGGAGTAATTGTTGTTGCTGGCGCTGATGTCTCAAAGAAGCCTCCGTCAAACTCAGTCCCGCCTGTAACCGTATTCGCCGCAGCCCCTGTTGCCGCTTGTATCGCAGAATTGGTCATGTCTGAATATGTAAATGTGCCAGCTATTGTCGGGTTCAGGTATATCTCCCAATGAGCCTGATCATTATTTGTTGTTGCTAACAACGATATATTTTCTAATAAAATACCAGCGTCTATATGAGTTGATTTTAACCGTATCCCGACAACTGCATAAGTAGTACCCGTAGCAAGACCTGTTAAAGTCCCAGAGTCTTTATGCCTAAGAATACCTAGTTTGTTTAACCCCCCCTCACTTATTACTGTTGAGCAAATGGAGATCAATGCCGCTTGATTCGCTGTACCTAGATTCTCAGCCGAATATCTTATCGGAAGATTTGGAGTGGCCATATAAACAGTGACTATACTATTCGCGTTGTTAAAACAGTGCGCATGATAAATTATCCCCCCCGCTACGAAGCCGAAGCGTACCCGCCCCACACCTAACCATTCATAATCAATAACTATAATCTGAGTCTTAGTGAAATCAAGTGTAATTCCACTGGGTCCAGTTCCATCCATTGAATCAATACTCCAACTTGATTGGCTTACCTCCGTGTCTACTGCTGAGCCTGATGTGGATGATCTTTGAACAATTTTATATGTACCTTCATCATCTTTTAAAAAAATGCCATTATTATCGTCAAAAATGCCAACTTCTCTTATTATATCCGTTCCGCCTCCGTATAGATCTAGAACCACGGTCAAAAAGATCAATTGAGATTTTCCTGGTTGGTAATTGAATCTCTGGAATGTTTGACGAACACGCTTCCCCGCAGTAGTCGTCGATACCTTTAGGGTAACACTTGCTTTTCCAGGATTAAAAAAGCTTGTAGCACCTGACCCACTAACTTCTTTATCATCCCAAAACAACGGCGATTTATCCCATAGACTCTTTGAGTCAAATATCGTTGTAGGGTTAGAGACCCTTAATCTGCCAAATGCATCATAAGCCGCTGTATCTATTGGGAAAGAAGCTATATCTACCTCTGTAATGCCGTGAGCTCTCTGATATCCCATAATTACCTCGAAAACACCCTGTATCCGGAGTCTGTTCCGGAATGAGTAATACGAATCTTTTTAATCCTTAATCCACTTAAAGGAAACGTCTCAAAATAAAAAACAGTGAACTGATTTCCGTAATTAGTCCCATCAGCACTTATCTCAACTAATATATCGCCATTGGTTCCTGAAGTAGACTTGCAAACTAGCCTACCATCTATTGATGGAATTCCAAGAGTTCCAGCAACATCTAAAACAACAGGGCTATCTCCCGACTGGAAATCTAGATCCTCAGAAGCGAAATATACAATTTTTGGTTCATTAAAATCACTCTCAAATGACACTAGTCACTAATCCTTTTTATTAACTCAGAAATCTTAACCTTTCGAGCTCTTAAAACAACCTCTAACTGTTTTTGAATATCGCCTTTTATTTTTTTATTTCTAATTTTATCAATAATTGTGTCATCAGCTCTCTCAACTATTTTGTCAGCTAAATCATATAATTTATCAACATAAGACACTGGTTTTAAAATAGAATTAATAATATTCCATAGTTGGAAAAATATAATTCCAGTAGCCGCCGTTGTCGCTGCTGCTGCTATAGCCCCTAATGGATTCGTAACTAAATTAAGTATGTCTATTCCAAATATTTCCATTTTACGATCTCCTAATAACTATATGTCCAAGATGTCGGCGATTCTCTATCAATATCAATGTGGCAGTAGTGGTTTCCAATTCCAATTCCGAGAGGTATGTTTAATTCTTTCTCAACCTCTTTCAAACGTCCGTAAATATCTTTCCCTAAAAAGTATTCTTTATCTGGTTTTGAAATCTTAATATCTACAGCTAACAATTTTCTTCCGAATCTCGGAAGATGTCTTGATCCCCAAGGAATAGCCTCAAACCATTTCTTTCCGTCTAGATGGTTGTTTTTCTCGAGAGATTTATAAATAGAGATATGCTTCTGAATAGTTCTGGGTCCACTCGTTATTTTTATTGGCATTTTTATTTTAGATCTCAATAGTTCGAGAACGTTTAATAAAATTTCCTCAGGCTCCACGTTATCAAACTCCCTAGCCCAAAAGTTATCAGAATATTTTAAATCAGAATAGCTTGAACTCATGGCATTATAATCTTTATAGAAATCAAGAATAAAAAAATCATAACAGCAAATCGTAAAAGCTCTAATCCCCAGCTTATTTTTTCTTTATGATTATTAAAAGCCTCTTTTATCTGACTATCTATCTTCTTTTCTAAATGCTTATGGGCAGTAGATATACTACTATTAATTTCTAACTCAACGGACTTATAGAAGCTTTTTAACTGAAGGTCAAGTATCTTATCAGCAGGATAGTTCCGTAGCTCTGAAACCTGCTTTTCTAAAGTTAAGATTCTAGAATTTAAGACATCTTGAGTCATTTTAGATATCTATTCCATCTTGAAATATCTGTTCTTTTAATTCTTTATATGTGTTCTTAATTATTTTTTCATTTTTCTCAATAGACATAGTTTTTTTCTGAATAAGCTCACCTTTATTGCCATCTACAATGGAATAAAGGTCTAAAAGAACCTCTATATTAGGTTTAGAATTTATTATTCTATTAATCTTAATATACATATCATTTAAGATGATTCCGTTAAAATTAACATTAGATTTAATTGCCATGAATTTTCTCCTTATCCGACCCCATCATAAATTCTGATATATTTTGTTCCAACTCCGCTTACATTTATTTTCATAACTCCATACTTAGCCGCCGTTTCCCCAGAATCTGCTTCTAAAGCATTCCCAGCGCCTACGGTTGTATTTAAATTTATGAATGGATTATCTACATCTTTCTGTATAAGTTCAAGGCAAGGTATTGCCGCCGTGGTTCCTGCTTGATCAATTGTAAGTTTCGAAAAACCAGAGCCCGTAGTCGCCCTTCCTATCGCAGCATTATTATTAGTTGAATCAACATAAAATACATTTGTATCTACTGTGAAGTCGCCTGTTATAGATGTATCGACGGATATAGCCATCGATGTTGTCGACATACTAAATCTATTTGACCCACCAGTAGATATGTCGATTGTGTCAGCTCCGCTGCTATACATACCCGTATTTAAATCCCCAACAAAACTAAGCGCAGGTAACGAAACAGTCCCCAGAGACCCTAGAAAAACCCCCCCATTAACGGTAGCTCCCAAACTATTTAGAGTTAGTCTATTCACTCCATCCGCTGCAAAATCAAGAATATTAGCACCACTACTATACATACCTGTATTTAAATCCCCAACAAAACTAAGCGCAGGTGACGAAACCGTCCCCAGAGACCCTAGAAAAACCCCCCCATTAACGGTAGCTCCCAAACTATTTAGAGTTAGTCTATTCACACCATCCGCTGCAAAATCAAGAATGTTAGCACCGCTACTATACATACCTGTATTTAAATCCCCAACAAAACTAAGCGCAGGTGACGAAACCGTCCCCAGAGACCCTAGACTAACAAATCCTCCATCAAACTCACTTAATTCTACATTCACCGAACTTCCTGCTACCGGAGTAATATTAATATCCCCTGAAGTTGAAGAAATTGTATTCCCATTAATATTCAAATTATCGACTGTAAGATTACCACCTGTTATTAGACCTGTTGTTGTAATCGCAGAAGCCCCATTATTAATGGCTCCAAACCCAGAAGTTATTGACCCAGAATTTAAAGCCCCCACTGTTGTTAACGAACTAGTAACCACCCCAGTCCCCAATACAGTTGAAGAAAGAACATCTGTTCCATTTATTTGATACTCCGCTCCAGATACCAAGTCTAACTTGCCATCAGATTGAAATCTAGCAATCTCTGATGCAGCAGAGCCTCCTGTCATCAATTTAATAACAAAATCAAAATCCTCACTTGCCCCAGTTACATCTGTAGTTATTACATCAAGAATTGCTCCAGTTTCATTATTTCCTGCAGAAGTCTCTACGATATATTTTAGTCCAATACCTATCCCGCTTGCAGGAGTCCCACTTGTTGTATGTTTAATTGTTAAGTATTGCGGCGTACTAGTTAATGCACTAGATACATCTAAAACAACTTCCGTTCCATCCCAGTAAATACCTGCATCGTCACCGGATCCCATAGTATAAGATCCGTCAGACGCTACCGAGGTTCCATCTACAGACGTCTGAAATTGCGCGGCAGTCATAGTCCCAGTAATTGTAATATCTGCTGATGCAGTTGATCCATTAAGAAATGATTCTATTTCTGCGAAAATAGAGTTTACAGTAGCTGATTCCAAATCCGTATTAAATACAATGTCCGTTAAAGATATAGTTGCCATATTATGCCTCTCTCCTCATTAATTCATATAATAAATCAACTGAACTAAGGGAAAATCTATTTATTCCTGTAGCTTTCATACCTATAGCTATAGTTACGCCTGATGTAAGTTTTCTTTTCTTATCTCTCACAAAATTTATAGAACCTGAATCCCATCGTACTCCACTGTCCCAGTTATAACCTGCGTCCCATTTTACACCAGAACCTTCTGTAGTGATACTCTTCGAACCACTAGCCGTTGTACTTCCATCTATATACCACTCTAATGTTATATCAAAAGAACTTGTAAATGTTTTGAGAGTTACGAGTAACTTATCAAATATTTTATTTATTTGATCTGTTCCTAAATTAAAATCCTTTGTTTTTATTCTTGAAGTTATAGATGTTGTTGTATCTGAATTTAATTGATAATATTTTGCCCCTTTGGCTAGAAATAGATTTTCCCCATTCTCAATAAACAACTCGGCTCCACCCACACTCCACTTGCTCCAGCCCCCTGTAATTTCGTCAAAAACTAATATTGTGCTTACCCCATCCGATAAATAAAATTTATCTTCAAAAGAGTAGCCTCTTGCCACTGATTGATCAGCAAACGATGTTATTTCAGACCTTATTTTTCGATCAATTCCAACAGAACTAATAGAATCAAATTGCGTTGTTTGATCTTGAGTTGTAACTCCAGAGAACCGCTTAACCCCTTCTCTAGATAGAAAGTACAAAGATTGGTCAGCCCTACCGACCGAAAAATCGGCTATTATGCCCCGGGAATTAAAAGATTTCTCTATCGTTGCCGTTAATATCGTTTTCCCGGTAACAACATGTATTGAAAATTCCCTAAATACAGTTAATTGACCAAAATGAGATATCATATGTTTAATTGAATCTTCAGTATTATTATCTAATTGTATTAGTCCTGGGGCATCTGAACCTGAATAAGCCCTAGTTGCGTCCCAATCCGTAATCGCTGCTGTAGGATATTGAATAGAAACAAATATATTGTTCCCTTTTGATATCCATACTCTTTCTAAATGCAGCTCTATCCTATTAATTCCAGACTCTAAGCCTGAGCTAGTAGATAACCCAGTTAATACATTTCCTGTACTAACAAAATGAAGAACATTGGAGTTCGTTGTTAATCCATTAACAAACCAAATGGAATCATTATAAACAATAAAGTCACATTTTGTGTCTTTATCAAAATCAACACTTGAAACTTCTGTCCATCCTGTAGATGTCCAAGTACCTGCGGCATCATCACTAACCCAGGTATCTGTTATATCAAATGTATTTGTAGTTGAGTTCGATATTGTGAATGTTCCATTATAATTAGTTGTCCCCGTTATTGTTACAGAATCATTGTCATGAAGACCATGTGCCGCAGAGGTTACAGTAACAAGACCCCCTCCTGCATCTGAAAATACTGTTATAGATCCTGTCAATGTCGTATCTAGGTATACTAATCTGGCTTCAGTTCCATTTCCTGCCATAAGATAAATAAACCCATTAAACTTTATACCACCAAGAACCTTAGTTGCTATTGATCCGTTTATATATATCTCATTTCCAACTTGTAGTAGTCCATTAATAGACTCAACCTCACCACTGGGTCTATATAAAACATTGTCCGAAATCTGTAAATCAGAATCACCCATATCATGAGGGCTATCTATTACATTCAGACCAGTCGTGAAATTATCAACTACTAATTCTTTTAGATCCTTAGCCATAAGCCGTTACACCCCTTGAGTATTGGTCGTTAACCTGTTCTGAAACATTCTTAGACATAGTTAAATACAAGTCTCTATTAAGAGCAGCCTCATCGGGCTCTCTTCTTCTTACCCAAAATTTCCACTCACACCATAAATACATTAATTCGAGATATTGATCTGGCAAATCAATATAAGCAGAACCAGTTGTTGCAAACGTTGGTATCCTTGCCCCATAGGCACGAAACGTCCCCGTTGTTGGGTTACTTCCAAATACCTCGATATTCATTCCATTTCTTACATAATACCTAACCGTTCCTTGATCATACCCGTCATCTTGTAACTGAGATAAATTGTAAGGAAGGATTAATGTATAATTAGTCGGTGATTCGGTATCAGCATAATAAAGCTCATAAAGCTCAGACATATTTGAAGGTAAGGTGTATGACGACGATCCATCAAGAGAAACGGTTGCATATTCAGGTAATAATTTAGTCCTGAAATTTATGTCATAATTCCCCTGTCTAATCAGCTCACATATTTGAGTATCATTTATTGTGTCCGACGTATCTTCATCAAATCTAGTTCTTACATTTGTAATGAAGTTATCTCTAGTTAAGGTTTGATTTGTAAATAAACTTGTCCATGTAAAAGTGGCCATTTATTATCTCCTATATATAATCCGATTTATTTGTCGTTTAGAAATTTAACTTTCTCTTCTAAAGCAGACATATATAGATCATACCATTTATGTGCGTGATTATGGATTGTGTACTTTAAGTCAACCTCTTTCTTCGCATCCATACCCATTTTAATCCTAAATAAAGAATCGTCAACTAGTTTGCATATAGACTCAAACCAATCGTCTTCTGAATAACATATCATACCTGTCTTTCCATCCTCAATATGCTGAACATAGGGTTTATAACCTGACACTATAGACGGTATCCCGTAGTGAGAATATTCTAACCATTTAATATTTGATTTTGATTTGTTAAATTTATTTACTTCGGGATCCACTAATGGGACAAGCCCAATATCCAGTAAATCCTCAGCAAATTTATCATAGAATTTATAAGGATCTACCCATTGAACATGCTCGCCTCCAATCTCAGCATACATGTTAACAAATGGTGCCCCCATAAATCTGAAATGAACATTATCTTTATATTTATCCTTAACTCTTTTAAGCGCTGGCATAATCATCTTTAAATCATGATGATGACTGTCTCCTCCTTGCCAACCAATCAAAACATGATCTCTTTTCTTCTTTTTACCTTCTGGCATAACATCTGGATTTATATAGTTTGGCAATATAGCGATATTTTGATTCCATCCAGAAAATGTGTTGCCCAAATCTTCTGTCGTCGTCGTAATCACATCAGAATACATCTGCGCTCTAAACATTTTTAATAATCTAACTTTGTTCCTGTCTAAACTAAACACATAAGCCGATTTCTCTGCATCAGACTTATCTTCATATTCATTAATATGATCACATAATTCCCCATCCTTCCATGCCCACTTCCCATTCCCTAACTGTATATCTTCAAGCCCAGAATACCTGTAATAAGAGTTAGATGGATGAACATTAGAATAGTCGTCATCGAACTCAGAAACAAATAATTTAGGTAGCTTTTCCATAATAGATAAATCATTATATCTAGTTAGTATATCGTTAGGATTTGCATATTGAAAAACAATAACATCAGCCCAATCTAATGCTTCAGACATATATTTTCCTATGTTCTTCGAAAACTCCTTATTAGAAAAATCAATGCCCATAACCTCAATTAATCCTCTCTCAACTAATATCTCAAGAGGCCATTTTAATCTATAAAAAAAACAAAACCCTGTGCTTTTAGAAATTATACACACCCTCAATTTCCATCCTTTTGGTTTTTTTATCATATTGATAAGCCTAATATCCTGAAAAACTGTTCATACCCATAAAAATCTTTATCCTTTGCAAATCTTCTTAGATCTTTTTTAACTTTACTTCCTACTAATAAGACTCCTAGACCATGCCCATGAGAAAAACTAAATGACGGATACTTTGTAGATATTTCGTTCCAGAGTCTCCATACTCCAAAATCTTCTTTTACCTCAGACGTATCATGAAATAACATGACCCCCTGCTCACTCATTTTCGGTAACCAAGTTTCAAAGTCATGCTTTACCGCTTCGTATGTGTGAAACCCATCTATATGACATAAATCTATATTATCAAGTTCAGGTAACTCAGCTGCCTCATCAAAAGTCATTCTCATAAGATAAGAAAACTCTCTGTAAAATGAATTTGCTGATATTACAGATTGATAAACGTCTTCACCATAATTGCCCGCATGTTTATCGCCTTTCCAGGTATCTACAGAATAGCATTCTGTGTCAAACTTAAACTCCTTTACAACTTGACAAAAAGCAAAGTAAGAAGCGCCCATAAAAGAACCTAACTCAACTATTTTCTTTGGTTCAATCATCGCTGTTAAAAAAAATGCAAATGGTACGTGCTGACGCCATGCTGAATAAGGAACATACCTAGGATGCATAAAAGCTGCCCGTCTATATTTCCTTGCGTATTTAAGATTTATGTTGTCTAAGAATTTCATCGAGAGCCCCTAATGTCCTTGTGCATCCTTTACCATCTATCAAAACGTTTATTTTGTCATACAATCTAGGTTTTTTCTGGGTATCCCTGCCTAATATTTCAATTCCATGCGCTTCTGCTGTTATATCAAACGTAGACATTAAGTCTGTATAAATAACCTTTGCATTCTCATATAGATATTTACACTTCTTAAAATGAAGTTGCCCAAAACCTTGCCACCTATTGCTGAACATTGGATTTAAATCTTTATAAAGATTTCTTTGAGTATCATCAACCACAGAAGTAACATAGTTTTCACAGTCATATTGTTTGCAATAATCCTGGATCTGAACTTTAGTTAAAGGGTCATGATTCCATTTGTCAGGCATTCCATGGTTTTCCATTCGAGCATGCTGTGGACAATAAACAAAAAATCTAGGATTCCTCCTTAACGGAATCGTTTGATCTAAATAGACGCTCCCGACATGCCAGGCCTTCATTCCAGCCTCTTTTAGGTTTTTATACGTCCATTCATTACTGCATAAATAGTATATATGATCATAATACTGTTTTTTTTCTACAACATGATTATCTGGTATCCCGTGTTCGATCCATACCATTGGAGATTCATAAATGTCGTGCTCAATGTCTAATGTCCAGAACAAAAACATTTTTTGAGCATATGTCTCAGGAATCCAGTCAACGTGTGGATGACTCATACAATTCTATTATGAAATAGGTATGGATGATATTTATTTGCCCATTTCATTAATTCTTTATTATTGTTTCGAATTTCCTTTGGTAAAAGAACAAAAGCATCTTGAGGAATATCAACCTCATGCTTTAAATTCCCCTTTGTACCATTGTAATTAGTCCATCCTTTATCATGTATATAGTCAGCTTTTTTTTCATCTAGATAGCTTCTGTTTTCTTTGTCTTTCATCCACTTATGTACAAGCTGATTAGCCATTTCCACTTTCTGGTCGAAATCAGAAGCCATCGGATCAATTCGAGATAGATCTACATCAGAGGCAATTGCTAATTCTTGAAAAGTAAACATAACATCCTCCTATACATTGTGATGGACAAAGGTAAAAAAACGGGGAGAATGCTACAACAAACTCCCCGCTTGATTATACCTAAGAGGCGGTTATTTTTCCACCGGCCTTTTGGGTCTTACCATCTAATGTTAGCTCACCAACAATAGCGATTCTTGTGCTATCCGTTGTTTTTGCCAACTTCATTTGTGTAAAACGCCTTAGATAACTTACTTCCCACATATCAAGAGCAACCGCGAGCACGTTTGCATCAGGTACATATCTATCAAGTATAACGTTAACTGTTCCGAAGTCAGAGTCGTATACGTTAATTGATAGGATTTGAGTCTTTCGCTCAGCTTCGACATTTCGAGTTACTTTAGTAGAAAGTTTTGAAATTCGTCGCTTACGATCACCTCCAACAAGTACGGTGTCAGGCGCTTGTCCTGTTGTCCACATTTGATCGAACATATCATTTAATATTTCTTCAAATGCAGCAAGATTAGCGTCACTAGTACCCGTCCAAGTTGCTCCAGTTAAATCAGCCGTTGCTGTATTTGTAACTATTTTTGCAACAAGTCCATTCAAGCTACGAGCTGTCGCTGTGTTTCCTGAGGCTGAAGTTCCTTGAATAAAAGCTTCTTCAACATCAGTGGCTAACTCAGTAAATCGTTTTTTAATTTGGTATGCAATTTCAGAACTAACTCCACCATATTTAGCGGTTACTTCTTGAGTCCCAGTTACATTAATAACTTTCTTAAAGATTTGCATATAATTCGACTCTGTAGATCGTGTCTGAATTGTATCGTCAGAAAGCGTTCCACCTTCAGCGATTGCATTATCTTTATTTGCTGCCGCTAGAGCATCTGTAACGTTCTCTTTAAGACGAGCCACCCCAGAGTTAGAGCCAATCAACGAAAAGAATGGTGAATCCTTAGGGGATACATTTGTTACGAAATCCGATACATCACGAGCATTTACCTGCGCCTGATAGGTGCTGTATAAAGTTGCCATTTATTTTCTCCTTATTTAAATTAAATATCTAATTGGGAGATGATGTCTTCTGTAATTTCCTTTTGTAAAAAGTCAGTAGCTTCTTTTTTATTAGTAGAGTCTCTGTTGTTTAGAATATTTATTGCTTTTCTTCTAACAGCCTGAGATTCAGAATTACTATTCTTAGAGGCAGGAAGTGAACCTGAGTGCCCACTAAAAACTTTGTCAGGGTTACTTACTTGCGAGTTTTTGACTGACTTAGGTTTACTAGCTGAATACATGCCATGAACCTCCGCCAAACTAACTTCTCCAGCTTTCAGCATACTTTTGATAGATGGCTTATCTTTTAAATAAGACAACATATCTTCAACAAATTCGTCTCTGTTTTTATTTAGTTCAGGATTATTCTCGAAAAATCGAGATTCTTGGTCTTCCAATTTCTTTTTAGACCCTTCATTCTGCATACCTTGAACCGCATCTGTTAACTTACTAATATTATCTTTTAACTGCTGATTTTCATTAAATAGAAATTTTTGCGTGTCGTCCATATATTCTGTTGGATCAACTTCATCATCTTGACTATCTCCCTTGTCTAAAACAGATAGTTTACCTTCCATCTGAGCTAGTCTTCTCTCTAGATCCTGAGCTCTTGAGCGTTCTTCATCTCTTTGTTTTTTTAATTTATCAAGACGAATACTAGCATTTGGAATATCTTCTAACTGCTCATCATCAGATAACTGAGCCGCGCTATCTGGTTTTGGCTCCCCCGCTGGTTCTCCCTCAAATAACTGGTTGAAGACTGCTTCACCCATTTCTTTGGTTAACGCTTCCGGGTTTTTAATTTCGATATCTTCTAAAGACATTTGTTTCTCCTTAACGTCTGTTTTACGTGGGTGACGACCACGACGGATTTAGGTTTTTAGAGTTGTCTAAGTGACAATCTCTTCTCCACGAATAATAAATTCATGAATAACCTCGTTCACCAACATTATACCATCCTCTTGTCTGACGCAAGCCATAACAAAAGAGGGGTCATCTGATTGACTACGTTTTAGTCTTAATGCCTCAATAGCATCCTTTAAAACTTTATCTACTATTTTCCAACCACTACTGAGTCCCAATTCCCTAACTAGATTAGCTTCTTCAATGGCCAATCTAGTCTCATCACTTTGTTGCTCCATTAGTTGGTTCTTAACTCCTGTTTCTCAACTGGACCTGGTGCAGCTGAGTTCGCTCTATCTGTTTGCTTTAATTCACCTTGAAGTCTCTTCGCTTCTGAAAACAAATCTTTATTTTGCTCACCCACATTCTCTAGCGCTTGCTGTAATTGCTGTATTAGCTGTGATTGTTTATTAACTAAATTATCTGGATTAATAAATTTAGCCAACTTCGGTGATAGAGATAGCGCGATCTCCTGAAGCATAGGGACTACGTCCAATGTCTCAAAGAATTTGTCGTTTATACCCGCGATACTTAATAACTCAAGTATTGAATCTCGATATTCTCTCTCTTTCAAAAACTGAGATCCACTTGAAACGGTTATCTTGTATTGACCAACAATCTCAGAAGGACTCTGTAGTTTACTTGTTACTGTCCCATCTTGCCCTTGTATCGGAATTAAAACTTCTTCGTCAAAGAATTGAATAATAATGTCCCATACTTTCTGAAGCGTTCTTTCAATCATTCTTTTCTCAAACTTACGTACAAATCTGCTGAATTGCGACCTTGTTTGTGATAACAATGTCCCTAACGCTTTACCTGATCTATCAACCTGCGTACCGGTCGGAGCCCCTGATGCTAATGACGTAGCCCCAGTCCCCGCTTGTATCATCGACTGTAATCTAAGCATCTCACTATTTAAATGATTTAGAGGGACATCAACAAGGATCTTATTTACTGAACCCTTTACCTTTGTAAACAACGCCTTGTTCGGCTGCTTCCTTGCAAGAATAAGGTCAGACGCCTTTATTCCTGATCCCTGTAATACCTCAATTGGCCCATTTAAATTGAATGTCAAACCATCTAATGACTGGTTCTCTTTATCATTCATTTGGAACTGCAACTTCTCATAAGGGCTGATCACAGAATCTGAATTAAACTCACCAACCATGCTGTCGTAATTACATCCTGAGAAGGTTTTAAAACCCCCAATAACTGGTGAAATCATGCATCTTAAACAGTGCTGACGCTCACCAATATCAATCCAGAACTGTCGTCGTAGCTTTATGCCAGTATTCTCGTCCTGAGTAGTAAATAGCCCCTGGAACCTTAATACCTCGTATGTCTTGGTCGAATCATTATCTTTTTTAACAGATAAATCATCCATAAATGACTTCCCGTCCCCTGATCCGTCAACATCTGATGATGCTCTGTCTCCATAGTTAGGTTCATTCCTTAATAAGTTTGTTACTGATGCTGAATTATATACACCACGCTCAGACATCTCGATCAATCTTTGCGGAGTTAATGCATCTCTGTAAATAATGTCGTCTTTCTCTGGATCGTCAGATAAATGATTTACATACATCCTGTAAATATCCCTGACCTCAACCCTGATCGTCGGCTTATCCTCATCGATTTTAACTATCTCAAAGTCAGTTCTCGTTACTGGCTGCCCATCCTCGCCAATTAACGCGTCCCCAGACTCTGGGTCAACAACCGGTTTCACAACCTTTTGTCGATATACACCTGTTACTTTATTCTTGTCATAAACTGTCTCTACCCAAGTAGAGTCATATATCAACGCCTGTTTCTCAGCTAATGAGAAATTATATACATAGTCCTCCATATCAGAATAATATTTAATCATTCCATATGCTTCTCGTGACATCTCTAAACTTAACGGATCATTACCTCGGTCTTCTACGCTGAAGTAGTCGTCTCTGCCAAATAATGCGTTATTCGCCTCTGAGTCAATAACATCTACTGATTTACGTAACTCAGGATTAAATACTTCTGCAACACCATCATAACTATGGTCACTCTTTAAATATATTGCCTTGTATATCCGATACCTTTTGTCCCAGTCTCTGGCTAAATCTACGTCTTTGCCACCTCTCCTGAAACACCGCATATCTCTATATAGCTCAAAAGTCTCTACCACATGGTCAATAGCCTTTTGTGAAACTCGCTTATTCCCAGACATATCGTCAGGAACTAACTTCGAATCATATAAATCGTCTAATTCTAATTTGTCGCTAGCCATTTTTTCTATTATACCCCATTCTTCTATCCATACAACGCTATCTCTTCCTGCTCCATAACTGTAGGGAATAACCCCTCCTCAATCAACCAGTCTACTGTATTAACCTTAGATCTCGGTGTGTCCCTGTCCTCACTTAACTCTACCTGAACCTCCCATGCATCGGCCAAACAATCAATGACGTCGTCATGTTTCCCTAAACTTGTAGCTGATACCTGACTCAATTCTTCTTCTAACTCGATATGGTCGTGCTGCCAAAATAACTTATTAGCTTTTATTGGACCTTTTAACGACTTTATCCTGAATATCTTCCGTATCTGCTGTCTAGATATCTCGTGTACATAAAAAAAGCTCGTGCGCTTCTCCATCTCATACTCTAACATACGCTTAAATGTCTTCTGGAACGCCACCTGCTCCATCGTTAATATCTCACAGCTCCACTTCTTTAATAAATAAAATAGCATATCTATCTGCTCATATGGATCGCTTGACCTGAACCGCTCATACTCCAATACATATAAGTTACTGCTCTCGTCCATGCCAGTTATCATAAATACCGTGTAGTCAGCACCCTCTTTCTCAGAGAGGGCAAGGTCAGTTGTTAGCAATATATTTAAATTGTTGTTATTTACAGAAACTACTCCGGTGGCTGAATCCGTGCGTATATCCGAATCATCAAAGTACTGATACTCCTCACGAGAGAAGACCGCCATCGCGCCGCTCGTCGGGTTGTTCTGGTACTCTTGGGCAAATGTCTCTGGATCTGTTTCTCGAAGGCCTTGTAACTCGACAAGTGGCTTGAACTCCTCCCACAACGCTGTTTCTTTACCATCATCACCTTTTGTGATTGCCTGGTACCATAGCACCTGCCACGGTAAATAGTCTTTAACTTTGTTCTCGGAGATGTTCTTTAATAACGAGTCCATGTGTAATATCGTGCCCGTGATTATTACCCTGCCGTTTCTTGACTTAGCCGGTAATAATGCCTGAGTAAACCATCGCCTTAACTTCTCTCGCCTGTCTTTACTGCTTACCTGCTCGTCTTCCTCAAGGTCATCTATATAAAATAGGTCCGGCCTACCCTTCTCGTTCGCTCCCCTTATCTTCTGGCCAGCCCCCTTAGCCACAACCTTTATTCCGTTATTTGTCTGGAACTCCGTGTCTGCCCACTTATCCTTGTTCTTCAAATACCCGAAGATCTCTAGTATTAAGTCGTTATCTGTTAACTGGTCTCGTATCCATCTTAAATTCTGGGCAGACATATCCTCACTAGCCCCAACTATTATCGTGTACCTCGTTAACCCATACAAAATCTGATGCAATATATACTTCCTAGCTGTCGTTGATTTCGCATGGCCACGTGGACACACCACACAGCTTCTCGGTGCCGCATTGTACAAATTCACCATCTCAAAATGAAACTGCGCTGTATCTACCCTATCCTGTAAATCACTAAAAAAATCCCGGTCAAATGCCGGGAAGTCATACCGATATACAATCTTCTTCTCCTCGTTATCTAACCTTTTTAAGACCTTGTAGATCGTCTTCAACTCAGCCTCCGCCTTATTCCTGGCAGCCTTTATAGCCTTCGTCTTCAACTCGTCCTTCTGCTCTCGGATCTTCTCAAGGATATTCTGCTCGTAATCAGGCATATCATTCTTTAACGCGTTATCGTTACTGCCCTTAAAATGATTTATCCCATTCGCTGCTGTCACGATCTTACTCGTCGGACTGGCTGAATCGTCGCCGTCTGGCTTCGGGTGCTCCTTGTCGAATCGCCACAATGGATCTCCCTTAGCCCTAGCAACTTCCCTCAACTCCAGCCAGTCCGCTAAGTCATGTTTACCCTGATCCCTTAATAAACGTACTCGCCTCTTAGTGGACCCAGGCATTCTACTTCCGCTTAGGTGCGCCCATCCTTACAACCGGTCCCTCAGTCCCCTTACTCAAACCTACCGTGTTTCCTGCCTTGCCCGTGTTGGTCTTATTCATGCTGCCTGGTTGCCCATTCACACCAATCTTACCTTTTGTCATAGTCATAACTCGTCTCCTTAAATATCTTTTATTGAAATTGCCTGCCCGTTTACCGACTCATCCATCATGCCCGGCTGTACCATGCCCCTCGGTAATATCGGCGTTAATGCGTCACCCCTCACTACCTTCGGCTCTATCCCAACCTGTCTCGGAAATTGGCCGCCAACTCTCGGGGGCCGTCCCTTACCAGGAAATGGATTCGGTCGACTACTACCCTCAACTGTCTTTATTCCCATCGCCCTTAATTCTTTTGCACTCATTTTCTCACCTCCTATCATTTTAAGTTACTGTTGATTATATACCCTCGCACAACTCAAGTAACCCTTCAGTCGTCATCCCGTCCAAATCTGCGTTTATATTTATCTGTGTCTTTGGAAACTTTGGCGCCAATACCAACTCGATCGCCCTCATATCTGCATCCTCAACCACAACACCCAATCCCTGACATAACCCACAACTATCCCCATTACCCTTATCTCCCTCACCCTTGCAACTCTTACACATCTTTGTTTGTGGCTCTAATCTTCTCTCCAATGCATCATAGGCTTTCCGCTCAAGGCGATCCTTAACCCTTATATCCCTAAATATACCTGTTACTGATGTGGTCTCTAATAAAGAATCATTAACGGCCTTATCACTTAAACTCATCGTCTCTCTGTTATCTGTTATCTCAGAACTCATCTAAATCAAATTCCTCAGCTATATGAGACCTTATCAAATTACTTAAATCAACTACGTCATTCAAATTAGATCCACTGTAACTGTATGCGTTATCGTACTGGTACCTGATTATATGGCGTAACTCACTATCTATATCCAATAATAACATTATCGCGTTCTTAGCCTTCAATGCCGCCCTGTAACTGTAGGAGTCCATATCATCCTCTAAATCGTACTCTATAATTGCCTTCATTCCCTTATTATACAGTATTGAAGATATGTTTCATAACGTTGTTATGGGGTGGCTCTGTTTTTTGTGTCTGTGCGTGGTGGTGGGGCAAGCACCATTCAGCGCTCCGAGACCCGAGGTACCCCGCCCCCGGCGGCTCAGACAATCAGAGACTCAGACAATCAGTCGCTCCCCCTCGTTGATCGACGCCTCTCCCAGGGTTCGACCCTCAAACCTGCAGACTTTCAGGGTAGCGAAGTGGCGGAGCCGCGGAGCGGCAGGCCATTCCTACGCGCGCACAATCAGATACAACCCACATTAACTCCCAAACCATTTCAACATTCCAAACCACACAACTCAGCAACCCAACACACATGATAGATAGTCACAGACCAATCCTCTTAACAGCCCCTTTTAAGGCTCCAGAAAGCTCATCATTCCACCTCTTAATAAGTGGCTGCATATGATAGTAAAAAGAGGTCTTAAAATCCCTAAAAACAAAAGCACTAAAAAACACCAAAAAACACTAATATGCGAAAAACTTTTCAAAAAACAGGGTTCCAGAAAAAAGAGGTGTGCGAGTTTTTTAAAAAATAAAAAAAATAAAAAAAAACGCGCAACTCACATGAATACCCCCGACCAAACCTGCTTTTTCGCAGGGCCCCACGCTCACTTGCAACCAATATTCGTGCGAAAAAGCGAAAAACTTTTTTTAAAAATCAGACAAATGTCATTACACAGTATTCATCGTATGTATTATTGCGATATTATTTACATACATTAGTAATTTACTTTCCACAAAAAATAACTTGACTTTATAGTACTCGATTATGTATTATAGTACATGAGGCAACTAAATAAATAGAAAGGAGGTGTGAAATAATATGACAAGTAATACAGTTAAGAAGAATGTGATGTTAACTTTGACCATTGAGGAAGCTGCGAAAATAGGGCGATTTATAGACGATAGACCCTATATATCTATAGCCAAGTACCTTAAGATGCTTTTTATAGGTAAAATTGACGAAATTGCGAAAAACGAAAAAACGGAATCCGCAAAAAAAACACCAGACGAAATAGACTAAAAAACGCCCCAAAAAGGAGACTAAAAAACGCCCCAAAAAGGAGACAAAAAAATGCTACAAAAAGACATTAAAAAAGCCCTAAAAAACACCATAAAAAACAGCGACTCAAAACTAGTGATTAAAGTGGCAAATCAGTTACTAGAATTCGAGAATGACGTTGATGAATTGAATGATTATGTACAAGCCGTAATGAACTCGGCGATGAAGACCGGTGATATTGGTGACACCTTATTAGGGATCATTCAGCTTGCGGCGGAAGCAACAATTGGTGAAGTCCATCCATATTTCTCAAACAACACAGATATAAGCGATGATGAGTTGATGGACATGTTCACATTATTCAAGGATATGGAGGGGTTTAGTTCAGACTCGGAGTTAGGGAGCGATTACAGATCTAATCTATCCTTCTGGCTAGTGGTGTTTAGTGTGATGAGTGAGGCATTAGAGGATAATCTATGGAGCGATGGGGAATCAGTATCAATTAGTCCCGGAGCAAAACAAAGAATTGGGAAACTAACCGCTGGGGTGAAAAGGAGGAATTCAGGGGATGGATATGAATAGGTGCAAAGACGAGATGGAAAAAGCGATTGATTTGTTAATGGACAGTGAAGAAGAGCCCCCATCAGCGACATTTCGGGTCGAGTTTAGTGAGTACGAAGTAGTACAGACCTTATGTTTAAATTAGGCGGGGGAAGGGAATAATATGAGAGAGTCAAAGATAGAGAAGTTAATAAAAGACGCGATAAAAACAAATCCGGGATCAACAGCGACAGTAATAAGACAGAGAATTGGCCGACAGAATATAAATAGAGAGCTTTTAGAGATGACAGGATACGAGATGATAAAGAGAGAAGAAATAGAAAACAGAGACAGGTATGGTGACAGGTATTTATATTATCCGGCTGTTAGTGGAGGAGATTAAATGACTAGATTAAGCAAAGAGAAAATAAGGGAGATATTAGAGCAGAAAGAACCGAATTTTAGCGGTGAAGACCTGAGCAAAGCAAACCTGAGCAAAGCAAACCTGATCAAAGCAGAACTGAGCGAAGCAAACCTGAGCGAAGCAAACCTGAGCTATGCAGACCTGAGCGAAGCAAACCTGAGAAAAGCATACCTGTATCGTGCAGACCTGAACAAAGCAAACCTGGGATTTGCAAACCTGAGCTATGCAAACCTGAGCTATGCAAACATGAGCAGATCAGAGCTGAGATATGCAAACATGAGCAGATCAGAGCTGAGATATGCAAACCTGAGCTATGCAAACATGAGCAGATCAGACCTGAGCAATGCATACCTAAGAGAAGCAGACCTGAGAGAAGCAGACCTGAGATCTGCAGACCTGAGAGGTGCAGACCTAATAGGTACAGACCTGAGCGAAGCAACCCTGAGAGAAGCAGACCTGAGATCTGCAGACCTGAGAGATGCAGACCTGAGAGATGCAGACCTAAGAGGTGCAGACCTGAGCTATGCAAGAATAGACAAAGAACAAATCCCCCTTTTAGTTTCAGCTATAGGTATACAGGTAAATAAAGAGGAAAAAATATGAGAGACGGAATCCTAGTACTCAGGTGCTGTGTATGTAAGAAATTCCGAGGAAGCAAGAAGACGAGTAAGGGTATGACAGGCATCTCCGACGGATATTGTGACCATTGCTTAGGAAAGATAATGAAAGGATTAGGTAAGAGTTAATGAATAGAGAGGCAGAAGAAAAAGCAGAAATATTTAAAGATTTAGCAACTCTATATAAGGCAGCAAATTTATTTATAACCTGCCATTACAGTCAGGAGTTAAATATCTCTAGCGAGAGATACCTTGATGATTTACGGCGAATTGTAGAGAAGATAAGGAAGACATTAGATGAAAAGGAGGAATTTTAGAAATGTATAAGAAAAAACCAACTAAAGACGAGTTAGCAAAGATATTAAAAGAAGAAAATCCAGATTTTTCTTATATGGACCTAAGCGGCGTAGATCTGAGAGATGCAGAGCTGCGAGATTCAAACCTGAGAGGTGCAGACCTGAGCGGTGCCGACCTGAGCGGTGCAGACCTGAGCGGTGCAGACATGAGACGTGCAGACCTGAGAGATTCAAACCTGAGCAGATCAGACCTGAGAGGGGCAGACCTTTTCGGTGCATACCTGACAAATGCAACCCTGAGAATTGCAAACCTGAGAGATGCCAACCTGATCTGTGCAGACATGAGCGGTGCAGACCTTTTATGTGCCGAACTGAGATATGCAACCCTGAGCGGTGCCGACCTGAGCGGGGCAAACCTGAGAAAGGCAGACCTAAGGGGTGCAAAAATAACAAAAAGACAGGAGCGTTTCTTACCTTCAGCTATGGGCATAGAGGTA